CGAGGCAACCAGAAATCCTCTAACATACTCATTTGTTGTCTGTCATCCTTTATCTCACCAGTTGATGCATTGTACACCAACTTGTTACGATAACGATTCATGACATCTTTTAGATATTGTTCTGCCTTTACTTTAGGTAAGTTACCAACATCTATGTAAAAAATTCTTCGTTCTGGGGCCCTTGCAATACGATAGATTACTACCGCATCCTCAATCATTCTTAACTGATTGACAGGCTTAATTGCTTTCTGTAAGTAGGAAAGAACCATGTTCTTTGAAGGATCATATAATCCTGAAGGACAATTTGCAATCGCATCAGCAGTAATCTTCATAGTACCACCAACAGCAGAACCTTTTCCTCCTCCTAAACCACCTTCATTATATACATAATAGTCCTCTAACACTTTAACTGTTGGAGAACCTTTAGGTGTTATATCCTTTTCTACTTTTCTTACTCTTTTAATTTTCAGAGCGTCAATATATCTTAATTCTTGTACTCCTTTTTGCGGGTCATTTTCATCTATAACTTTATGAAAATATACTCGACCATCAATATACCATCGTCTAAAAATATCATGTGCTTTATTATTGAAATCCAACAAGTTTAGAACTTGTTCAAATTCATCTTTAACTCTCTGCTTGATTTTAGTGGAATAGGGGAGATTATCAACATTAAGTGAAACAGGGGCTTTTAATTCCTCTGTATTCACAGATTCGTTGATAATATCTTCGATTGCGAGATCGCATTCGGGATGTTCTGCGGTAGACCGATACCTTCTAATTAGGTCAGATTCATTTTTAGCCTGACCCTCTAAGTCTAAAAATTCACTATAAAAACCAGCGGATGTCGTTGCTCCATCTTCAGGTTCAGGGAGAACAAAACTTGTAGGTTCTCCCTTATCCTGAGATCTTGTGATTTGAAATCCAAATAATTGTGCCATAATACTCCGTATTCAATTTATCAATGTAAATATTTATACGAAATATTAAGTAGTAGTATTTGTTTCAAAAAACTGATAACGATAGGTTGCTTCAAATTCCTCTACCGCATCATTAGTATCATATGCCAAATCAATATTACCTATTGTTAATGGCCATAATCCTCTGAAAGTATAGGATTTGATTACTTGTCCTGCACGATCTAATTGATCTACAAATGCATCAACTTGATAATCAGATGGATTTGATAATCCACTATTATCAGATAATGAATTAATTTCATTCATCCATCTTTCTAATGCATTACGGATTGCAAAATCAGTATCATTGAATATAGTAGTTGTCCAAGGCTCAAAGGTTCTATCTCCTGCAATAAACAGTTGACGACCTCTAAATGGAACAGGAACTTCAGCTAATGTCTGACCCGGCAAGTGAGTAGCTTTACAGAGGAAAGACATTTGTCGTGTTTCTCCTCCTTCAGCTGCAAAGCCTGGGAAAGGCATTGTTACTTGAAACTGGTTAGCTCTTGCACCACCACCTTTTAAAACTGATTTAAAGTCATTTATGTTTGCCATGTTTCCTCCTATGCCCCAACTACTTCACTAAACGCAACACCAGTTTTCGTGGCAATGAAGTTTAGAGAAATAAAGTTAATAGAACGAGCAGGTTTGACAAAAATATCAGCAATAAACTCGTTTCGGTCAATTACACTTCCTGTGTTATTTGACTCGTCACATACTACTAGGAAATCTGTGATTCCCCTACGACCTTGTACATCACGCAAGAAAGGTTCAACCATATTCCTAAATCCTGCTCTTGTGAACTCATCATTGAATTCAAACAACTGGTATTTAGCTGCGGTTGAGATTGCTTTCTCTATTGTAATGAATAATCGTCTTACGTTGATACGATCAAACGCACTTGGTTTTGCTTGTGCAGTTTTATCTCCATACAAAATTGTACCTTGCCCTGGAAATGCACATATTGGATTAATCCTTGCACGATACAGGATGTCTCTGTTAGCTTTCTGTGGATTATAAGCAAGTTTTACAACTCCTCTTATTTGTCCACGATTAAAACCGCCTGGACTGAACCATGCATCTGCAACAGCATCTGTCCTTGCACATAATCCTGCCATATCTCCGTTTAGTGGAATCCACCGATAAGTGTCATTGTACTTATCATATGTGTATTTGTACCCACTATCGAACATACCATAGGATGTTGAAGTTAATGCATCAAAGAATGCTTTAACATTTGATGTTTGTGTTACTTCATTTGCAACTGCGACTACATCACTTAACTCTGGTGAAACGAACGCGACTGCATCTTTTCTGTCAGTACACATATCCAAAGCATTTCCTGCTTTAGTTGAATCTGCTTTACCACAAATGAAAAGGTTCAAATCGACTGTTTCTGAATCTTTGAATCGGTCAATTCCATCCTTGATTTCTCCTGCGGTTAATGCATAATCATCTACACCACCAGTAAGTGATACTGTAGTGATTACCTCTGAGGATGCAGAATATAATGTAGTTCCTTGTGTTGCTACATTATTACCATATCCAGTAAGTACTGCGGGATGATCCATCCAATATATGAAAGATGAACTATTATAAAGTACATCTACATAGTAATTAGCTGCACCTTCATTTGTTCGTGCATCAGATACTTTTGATACACCAGAATATTTTTCCAGAATCTCGCCTGGAGTTCCAGAAATACCACCATCTTCATCAACTATAATGATATGCATTTCATCAGCTGTGGAAACACCTGAACGATCTTGTACCCATGTTGATGTGCCAGGAGCACCATCAAACTGATCGTAATATTCCCATCTCCTACGAACATTTGTATCGGCTGCAATCTGTGACCTTAAACCACCAGCAGTATTTGCAGTACCATATCTTTCAATGGTTAAAGTATCAGTACTAATGGCTGTTACTTTATATTCAGAACCATCTGCTTCGTGAAAGTGAACAATATCTCCGACATTGTACTTTGCACCTCCAACACCAGCAGAACCTCCAGCTTTATCAATTACTACTGAAGTTGCACCGGCAGCTGCAATAGCATCAACAACACCAAGTGTTCCTGAACCTCCTGAAAATGTTTGTTCAAATTCAGCTGCACTTGGACACATAGCAATCTTTAGATTGTTACCCCAAGCACCGGCAGTCCTTGCTGCCCATTGTCCTACGGATGCAGCTCCACCACTATAGGGGCCCGTAGTACCATCACCATCTTTCCAATGGTTATTATTCTTAATCAAAATTGCAGTACCAGAAGTGCAAGCATTTACGCAACCACTTGCGGGTCTTACGACTCGTAGTGCATTGCCATATCCAAGAAATGAAGCTGCAGCCATCCAATCTTCAAATTGATTGCCAGATGACTGTGGTTCACCAAAAATTTGAACCAGTTCTTCCTCAGATGCGATTGCAGTTATAGAATCAGTTGGCCCCTTCTCTGCGGCCATGACTATTCCAGCAATCGATGTTGCAACAGCGGGGACTACATTTGTTAAGTCCTTTTCTGTTACCTGTACGCCAGGTGAAACTTGAAACGCCATTCCAATCTCCTTAATAGAAATGTTATTGAAACTATTTATACTTTTAGGGTTTTTCAGAGAGGGTATTTATAACATTTTTGAGTTATAAATATTTTCATGGAACATTACCAGAAATACAAGAAAACAATCAAAGAAGGAGTTAGAAAGGCTCGTAGAAAACGTGATATATGGATTAACGAATTACTTGCAGATAAATCGTGTATATACTGTGGGGAAACAGAAACGTGTGCGTTGGCATTCTACCCTGACAACAAAGAGATCCGAATCATTTCAAGACAGAAAGGACTCAGAGAAAGACTCAGAATACCGATTTTGGAACGGATACAAAAGAATCAGATTGTATGTTTGAATTGTGAGGCTAAATTGAAGAATGATATTCAGTTATCACCAATCCTCTAGGTATTCTCTATTTGAAGTTACAACTGGATTCCATTTAGTACCATATTCATCTATAGATTCTCCAATCCTTTCTCCATGTTCATCAGTAACACCATTCAACACAAATCCAAATGGGGCCATGTCTTGGTCTACCAACTTTTCTTTTTCATTCCATAGTTTTTTACGAATATCTAAATTTGTTAGTTCCTTGAAGTAAGTCTGGTCTGTCAACCACGCAAACAGTACTAAACACATAACTAGGTCATCAGAGTTACCATCAGAACCCTCATATGACTGCCCCTTGACAACAAAAGAAGATAGTTCTACGATAGTATCAAAGTCACATACTAAAAGTTTATCATCTTCCATTAAAGTTTTCAGGTTAGAACACCCCACCTTTTTAAGAGCTTTAGTTGTCCTTACTCCTAATTGAGCCTTTTTACCAGAGAAACCACCCCCTGCCATTTGACCATTTCTTCCATGTTGTGTAGTCATAATGAGATTATCATACTCCATATCAAATTGCATTGCATCTGCAATCTGAGCTCCTATATCATTAACCTCAATCATAACATATGCAAGGTTATAGGCGGTTGCAACCTTATGGATTATTAATGGAAAATGCATTGGTTTAATTTCATTATCTCTAAATACTGCAACTTGTCTGTAAGGAATTTCTGATACATCCATTACCACAAATGCAGAGTAATCACTACTAATACCCCTAGAAACATCAACAGTCATTACATATGCACATTCAGGATTTGGTTTTTCATATACTCTAAGTCCTGCATTATTTGTAAGTGGTGTGGAATGAGATAATGCACCTAACTTTTGACCATGTATTAGAGTATTTGCAGAACCTAAGAAGGAACAATCAAACTCTGTCTGAAACTGTTCCTCTCCAATATTCTTGATAGTTTCCTCTTGCCAAGCCTTATCCCTTCCAGGCACTTCACTCCAATGTACCTCTATAGGAACGTAAGTGTTATTCCCATTCTCTGCATCGTTCCACATCTTGTAAAACATATTCATGCCGTTTGGAGTACTCACCATCATCACTTTGGATTCTTTACCAGAAGAAATTGTAGGATATACAGAACTTAGGAATTGAGATGCAATGTTATTAGGAACGTATGCAAACTCATCTAGGAAGATTATGTTGTAAGAACCTCCTCGAACCGCAGAGGCAGAAGTTGAACTAGCAAGAATCTTTGAGCCATTTTCTAGTTCTAGGCTTCCTTTGTTCCATGTCATTACTCCTTGTTGTAACCAATCTGGAAGATGTTCGTATGCAAGTTGGAGTCTACCAAGTAAATCTCTTGCAGTAACGGCTTTGTTTGCAAGGATTGCAACATTGACTGTTTCGTTGAAAAGTGCATAGTGTAACAGATATGCAATAATTGTGGTGGATTTTCCTGACTGTCTTGGAAGTTTGCAGATGGTAAATCTCTCCGTATGGAAAGTCCACATCATCTGGCGTTGGAATTCATAGAGCTTAAAAGGTATCAAACCCTCATCTAAATTCACTATTTTGATGTAATTCTCTGTGAAATAAACAGGATCTTCCATACACTTGGCATATTCCTGTACTTGTTCTTCAGTCCATTCAATCTGGACATTAGCCCGTTTTAGATTCGGGTTATCACGATATACATCAGGCATTACTTTTTATTCTTTATCAGTTGTTGTAATTCTTTTGTAGAACCAACGAATAGAGAATTATTAGTAGTTACATTTTGAGGTTGGTCAGTCTCCCTGAGTTTCTTTTTTGTGGTTTGGAGATTGACCAATTTCTCTACGTTGTCCGCATTGGTCTTTAGGAGTTGTCCAGCAACTTCGTAGGCTCGAGGATGTTCCGTTTCCTGTGCAACTTGCATAATACCATCAAGTGCATCTTGTCCACGTTCAACTATATGGTAAAGATTCTCTCTACTATATTTGAAATCATCCTCATCAACATCTTCAGTTTGAGGTCTAGGGATAACAGTAACAGTTTGGGTTTTTGTGGGGGCAACTGCCTTATCCGCAATCCCTAGTAGTTCGTTGATTTTTTCCATTACTCATCACTTCCTGTCTCTGTATTAAATGTCTTTGCATCTTCAAAGAACGATGAAGCTTCGTTGAATCCAAAATCATCATCGAGTCCAGCAGAAGCAGGGGATGGTGTAACAGTAACACGTTGTTCACGTTTAGGTGCAGCTGATGCAGAGTCCGTATACTGATCTACTTGTACCTTCGTTGTAACTTGACCAGTACTGACAGGCCCGTACAAGTAACATTTTGCAGTAAAAGACATTGTGTAAATTAGAGCTCGTCTGTCTCCAAAATCACCTTCGTAGTTGTCCTCATAATTAACACCAGTTAATATGATGGGAACATCTCTCTTACTACTCATCTGAACAATATCGTTGAT